ATTTGTTTATTAAATTAGTAGTGTTAACTATCTTACATTTTATCTCTTGCAAAGTACACCTTAATGCACCAGCTTGATTATATAAGACAACCCTATGCCCTAAATCTTGTAAACGGTTTGCCCATTCATTAATTACTCTAATCCCACCGTGTGGTGAGTTAATGTTTGGACTTTGGATAAATATTCTCATAAATGTCTTTGATAAAGTATATAATACAAACTAAAGCATATAAAGTGTAAGCTAATGTCCCATAAATTAGATAATGCTTTATATTCCAAATTAATTTTCCCATTGTGATTTGTTTGGATATAATTGATTAATAAAAACTTTAAAGTCATTATTTACTGCATAAGACCCTATGCTAAAAAATAGCTTATTATAGGTTTTGCCTATCCATTCATTAACGGAATAAAATCTGTTAATCTTTAAGTCCTCCATTCTTTCAAAGGGACCATCTTCCATTTTAGTATAAGCTGACTTAATTACAAACTCCTGTTTCCAAGGCAAGTGTATCAACTTAGCAAATCTGTGCTTATTGTAAATGATAGGAGTGTGGATGTCTGTATAGTAGTTATTCTTACCAGGCAGGTTGTTAGTGTTTGTAATGGCTTTTTTATATAAGCCAGTAGCTTTGTGAGCATAATAGTGGCAATCTTGGTCATACCAAAACTTAAAGTCTTTTGTATGTAATGGCTTCAGCAAAAAATGGTCATCATTCCAAAATATAAAGTCATCTGAGTCAATCCACTCTGATCCAGTAACTATCTTTTGAAATATGCTAAAGTTTTTGCGACCAGGCACATCCTCAAAAGCAATATGGTGGACATTACGGACCCATTTAGGCTTTTCACCTACTAAGACTACCTTTCCATCAAAACCCTCTAAATAAGCCTCTATTGACCTCAGAGCATATTTTAGCTCATTGTCCATCCATCGGCTGCCTGTCCCCAAAGCTATTACTATATCCATTTGGCCTTAATTTGCTTAATATGTGCTGTTTTACTGCATTGGTTAAACTACCAAACTCTTTGATAATCAACTCTTTTTGTTCTAATGTAAGATAAGCGGCTACCATTTGCACTTTAAGATGTGCAGGTTTTGGCTTTCTTCCTGTTCTCTTATTTTCCATATAGCAAACATAAGATAAAAATAAATATTACAAAAATATTTTTTTATATGTGTATAAGTCTTATATTTGTGATGTCAACGATTAATTAACTAAACGATTTAACAATGAAACCACAGATTAAACTTTTGATTGTTCTCTTAGCAGTTTGCTACATTATTGGCCTTTTACAAGACAACTTTTGTGCTTAACTTTTAAACTAATAAAAAATGAAAATTGAATTCTTTTCCGATTCAGACAGAGCAGCCATCATCTCAAAAAATCTTGATGTACCTGTAGAGATTATTAATTCAGACAAAGGCTGCAAAATATCTTTTGACATTGATCCTAATAACATCAACATTGTAGCAATGACTCTTTTCCATTGTGGTTGTGAGTATGCTATAAATGAAGCAGTCAAAGCATTTCCTAAATCTTACCATCCCTCAGAATTTAAATAGTTTTTCTCATAAGCATTTGGTTAATTCCCCCCGATGTTTCTACATTGGGGGCCTTTTTAAAACACTACTATGAAAACAGTATATCCAACTAACCCACCTAAAGATTTCAATGAATGGATTAAGTATATTTATTCATTAATAAACACCACACAATGTCAGAGTTAATTCAGTACGATTTAAGCAAGCCTGCCCAAACATTGCAGCTTGCTGCCGAATTGCAACGGTTCGTAAAAGAGCAAAAGTTAACAGTTAACATCAAAGGGAAAAGCTATCCGCTTGTTGAGTCTTGGCAGTTTGCTGGCTCTCAATTAGGTCTTATTCCTATTATCCAATCGGTCCAAAACATTTCAACAGACTCTGAGGTTAAATACTCAGCTACAGTAGAAGTTATTAGGATTGCTGATGGATGTGTAGTTAGTAGGGGTTTTGCTATTTGTTCAAACAAAGAAGGTAATAAAAGGACCTGGGATGAATATGCAATTTGTTCAATGGCACAAACAAGAGCCACAGGCAAAGCATTTAGGAACATTTTAAGCTGGCTTATGAAAGCAGCAGGCTTTGAGGCTACACCTGCTGAAGAAATGGACTTTAGTAAAGAGCCTGATGGTCCAACTGAGGATGAAAGGAAATTATTAAGAGACTTGGTATTTAATTCTACATTAGATGATTCTGACAAAGAGATTGCCTTAGCAACTATTGAAACTTGTACTGACTACAAACGGTATCAAACTATTCAATACAGATTAGAGTCTATTCAAAAACCATTAGACCAAATAGTCAACCCATCTCAAAAAGATATTTCAAAACACATTAAAAAGACAATAAAATGAACCTAATTAACTCAACCGATTTAAGTCTATTTGAGACTACAAAAGCAGAAAGGCAAGACTTTGCACAAAGTGTTATAAAAAGCATTAAGGATGGCTTATCTGACCCTTTAAAAGTACACTATCAGGTTAAGTGTATGGAAGATGTTATTAAAAACATAACAGGAGATGCAGAATATAAGTCAATGACCTTACATGAAGCTGCAAAATATGGTAAGAGCTTTGAGCATTTTAACGCAAGGTTTGAAGTAAAAGAAATGGGTGTTAAGTATGATTATTCAGTTTGCAATGATCCAGTTTATAATAAACTGAAAGCTCAATTAACAGTATTAGAAGATGAAATTAAAGCCAGGGAAAAGTATTTAAAGGCTATCCCCACATTAGGAATAGAAACATTATTTGAGGATGAAGTAGTTACATTATACCCACCAACAAAGAGTTCAACCACATCAATCACAGTAAATTTAAAGTAAAATGACAAAATTCCCACAAGGTGTTAGGGTGTTTGCACCTAAAGAAAATGCCCCATCATTTGTTAAAGGCCAAATAATTATAACTCCAAAAGAGTTATTTGAGTGGCTAAAAGATAATCCTGATATGATGACAGACTATAAAGATCAAAAACAATTAAAGTTAGCAATTACAGAAAGAAAAGATGGCAAAGGCTGGAATACTATTGTGGACACTTACAAACCTAAAAATGACACAAACGGACTTGGGGACCTCCCTTTCTAAGATGCAATCTTATTTAGAGACTCCTGCTGGTAATGAGCCACAGGAGTTATTAGACAGGATAGAATACTTAAACATCTTAATTGCCAAATCAGGTCAGCTACTTGCTGAAGCTAAATTTATTCAAGATGATATAGTTAATAAAGGATTATTACAAGCTATGGACCAAGAGTTAGATAAAAAACTATCTCCTAGCTTAGTTAATAAGTTTGTAGGTACTGGAGCTAAAAATATAAACTATTTAGTCAACTGGGCTGACCGAATAAATGCAGCAGCTACACACCAATTAGATGGAATAAGAACTATTATATCCTATAAAAAAGCAGAATTAAATTTGTAAACTTATGCCTTTACCCAAAAAAGATAAAAGTAAAGCTATAACATTACCAAAACTATTAGCAAAAGCGCAAAAGGTTTTTAATGCTTGGATAAGAGCCAGAGACTCTAAAGAAGGGTATTTTACTTGCATAGCTTGTTTTAGGACTTTGCCTATAGATCAAATGAATGCTGGTCACTATGTCCCAGTAAAAGGAGGCTCTGCACTTAGATTTAATGAAAACAATGTAAATGGGGAATGTATAAGATGCAATGGCTTTGATGAATTTCATTTAATTGGGTACAGAAAAAACCTTATTAAGAAAATAGGTATTAAAAAGGTAGAGCAATTAGAAAGGATGAGAAATGATGTTTGTAAATGGGATAGGACTACACTAAACCACATAATTAAAACTTACACGTTAAATTCTAAAACTAATGGAACTGATAACTACCTACCGTTTTAAATGGGGCAACCAGTACATTGGAATTGTATCTAAAAAGGACCCTATAATTAGGACAACCCTCTTTCCTCAGCACGCAATACACCATTTAGAGGAGGACTTTGAATGGGTTTGCGAAAAGCTAGAAAGGCACGGCTTTGACTACACATTTGAAATATTAACCCACCTCTATTCACCACAAAAAAATCAAAGATGACACAGACTCAAAAAATCTACAATTATTTAAAGACAGGTAAAAAATTAACTGCCTTACAAGCACTTAAAATGTTTGGTTGTTTTAGGTTAGCCGCTAGGATAGCAGATTTAAGGAATCAAGGTCATACTATTTGGACCGACTATGTCACAGTAAAAAACAAAACTTTTGCAGCTTATAAACTATCTAAATGACACACGGATCATTATTTAGTGGTATTGGAGGCTTTGACCTAGCAGCAGAATGGATGGGTTGGGAGAATAAGTTTCATTGCGAATGGAACGAGTTTGGTCAAAAAGTCCTTAAATACTATTGGCCCGAATCAGAATTATTTACTGACATAACAAAATCAGATTTTACAAAGTATGCAAACCAAATTGATGTTCTTACCGGAGGATTCCCTTGCCAACCCTACTCAATGGCAGGAAAAAGACTTGGTAAAGAAGATGACCGCCACCTCTGGCCAGAAATGCTTAGAGTCATTAGAGAAGTTAAGCCCAGATGGGTCATTGGCGAGAATGTTCTCGGCCTTGTTAATTGGAATGAAGGGTTGGTATTCCACGAAGTGCAAACTGACTTGGAAGCTGAAGGGTACGAAGTATGGCCGTATGTATTGCCAGCTGTTTCCGTCAATGCTCCCCACCGAAGGGACAGAGTTTGGTTTGTTGCCTACACCAACAACAATGGACTCAACCAACGCTACAGCAACAATGAAATCAAGTCAGGTCAAGGAGGGGTCGATGCACTCAGTAACATTAACAAGAGCAATGGCAATGGGATTGTTACCAACACCAGTTTCATCGGATGCAACAACTGGAGCAATAATTGGAAAAAACGATACATACAAAATGACATCGGGTTTACCAAGAAAGATAAATCAAAGGGGAACAGACGGGAGTGTGGGGTTAGCCAGATTAGTTCAATTGCTACCAACCCCAAATGCGAGAGATTGGAAGGACACAGGAAATGCCGAGAAATTAGCGGAAAAAGCAATAAACAATCAAAGTTCAGTTCCAAGAGAAATAGCATTACGAACTGGGATGAGTGGCCAACTGTCTCCCCAATTTGTAATGGAGATGATGGGCTTTCCGACAGATTGGACTCTATTACCTTTTCTAAATGGCGAAAGGAATCACTCAAAGCAGGAGGCAACGCAATAGTCCCACAAGTAGTTTATCAAATATTTAAAGCAATACAACAATATGAACACCAAAGACCAAGCAATACAACTAATAGATAAAGTTTGTGAACATTATAAAATTAATCACGAACAAATGACTGCAATGAGTAAATCTAATCACTTTAAAATATGTAAAAACTCAGATGGTCAATTAGTAAGACTTGCTGAAATAAGAATGGCACTCAGTTACTTTTTGTATATGCACTGTCCATTAAAGTTAACTCAGATAGCACCGTTAGTAGGATATAAAGACCATTCTACAATGAGTATTTATAGAAAAAGAATTGAGTTTTATATAGAAACTGAAGATAGTAAGTTTTACCCTTACTATTTGAAAGTCATTGACTTAGCATCTGATTTGGGTATATCTATGAAATTAAAAAGGATATTAAGTTATACAAATATTGCCTTTATTGATCATTGTGGTAAAGTTCATTTGGAAGTGTCAAATTAATTTCTTATATTTGTAATGACAAAGACTCGCCAGCTATTGCTGCTTTGTTTAGAAAGATATACTAACCTGTAGGGGTGCGGCTGCGAGTGCCAATCCTCTGCAGGTTTTTTATTTTAGGTTTTTACCCAGCTTTTACCCAGTCAGATAGGGCTGACAAATAATAAGCTGACAGTTCATTTTGATACGTTACGCAAGCAAGTAAGAGCAATGTCTACCCCTGACAACTCTTGACAGTCAAGTTAGATAATTTTGCGTGATAACCTGCCTACTGGATGCAGAGGAACAAATGGGTACTGTGTGAAAGGGAAACCCTAATGGTTAACGATTAAATTACCGATTAAAAAAAAGTCTTTTATATTTTCCCTTTAATTTGGTTATAGTTTTGGTTAAAATCTATAAAAAGGCTTAACCCTAACTTGACTGGATATAGAGGGGATATGCAAACATCACACTATGAAAAGTATTGAAATGAGAGCAGCAGACTTTAAGAGAGAGTTGGAACCGTTCTCTTTTAGTCCTCAAATGAAACAAGAGTTCTATGATTATTGGTCAGAACCTAATAAGTCCAATACTAAAATGAGGTATGAACAAGAAAAGACCTGGGACTTAGGTAGGAGATTAAACAGATGGGCAATGAACAATAAAGACAGGCATAACTTACAAAAGACAGATACAGGCTATAGAGAGCCAAAACTTATTAAAGAACCTACCACAGAATTAGAGAAGCTGGACCACCTTTTAAAGCAATATCAGTCCAAATTTGAGTCTGTAAAGTTTGAAGATATGGGTAAGTGGTATGACTTTATGAAAGGCCAAAAACTGCTCAGAACCTTCACAAAAGAGGATATTCAGATACTTAGAGATGCTTATGGCGAAGATAACTACAAATGTAGATGTGGATGTGTTATGCTAACCTTTGATTTTATGACTAATATAGGCAAAGACTTTACCTGGCTAAACCAAATGATAATAAGACTATGATACCTACAGTATTCTTTTTAGGAACCATATTTGGATATGTTTTGTGTTACATTAAAAATTGGTATGATGACCAAGAGTAGAGCTTTGTATTATGAGGTAATTAGCCTGCATATAAGGATTGCCAAGGAGTCATATGAGAATTTTGTATTAATCCTTAAAATGAGCCTTAAATCTTATACTATTAAGGAATGCATAAAAGCCATTTATAATGACTTTTTACCTATTGAAACATTGTCAAAAGAAGAAAAAAAGGGTTTATGGGATGAGATTAATAAACTATTTCCTGATTATACTAAAGAACAAAAGATTGAGCTTTGCAGAAATATGTATGTAATAGGAAACTTATTTTAACTCTACTAATCTAAAGCCCATTTGCCACAAGAATCGGGCAGTCTTAGATGATTCTTTTCTTACCTTAGTCTCAGACCAATCTGGATGCTTCAAATGGAAATGTTCGTGTAATAAGTATAAAAGATATCTATATCCTGTAAGGGTTTGATCTATACTAATCTTATTTTCTGTCATCCAAGCTATGCCCCAAGCCTGTTCCCTTCCTAGCTTTCTATGTTCAACTGTGTGTGGGTTGGTTATTTTCGGTGGCATATAGATTGGCTTGGTATATTTCCCAAAGGGCTTGATAAGTAATTTTTAAAGACATTAACCTTATCTGTCTTATCATTTCAGCCTGCTGACTATCCATTAGGACAGGGTCCAAATCTTCTATAACCCCAACAGCCTGTAAAGCCGCTTGGATATCTTCGTAAGGACTTAATACTAATAGTCCGTTTTGATCCTCGGTAGCCCTTTCTTCTTTGTCCATTCTCTTACATCTTTTTCAATTTCTTTCCTTGATTCAGCTCTATATACTTCACAAAGTGGCTCTAATATGTTTAGTCTTTCTATAACAGGTAACTCCTTTAGCAGCTCTACTAACTTCTTTTTCACGATGGGTGTATTTTTATGACTCATAAGATTTGACCTTTCCAGATTCTTTTATTACGAACCTCAAATTCTTTGGAACCGTGTAAATCTACCATACAAAAACCGTGATTCCAACTATTAATAGGCATATATTGTGGATGAAGCTCTGAAAGGCACCCTACAGACCAAGTTGTAACTATCTTACCCTCTATGTTTTGCTCAGTATGCTCACTACTTCTATGATGGTGGCCACATATTGTGTTAGCCTTAGCTCTTAAATAAAGACCTCTTGCTATGTTTACTGGACTGATAATAGAGGAGGCAAATTCGTGACCGTGAACTATATTTAAATCATTAGCCTTAATTATCCTTTTATCGGTGATAAATTTAACACCTGGGACTCTTTTCTTAATTAGATTCTCTAATTCAAAGTCCTCTACTCCATTTAATTCACCTAACTTTTGCCATAAGTAATGCTGATACCTTTCATCGTGGTTACCGAACTTAAAGTATATCTGACAGTTTAAAGTCTTTTGAATGACCTCTATAACCTGACAACCTATAGACAACTCAGTAGCAAAGTCTTTTTTTCTTGGGTCTCTTAAAAACCTACTCAGACCGTGAAAATCAAATAAATCACCACCGAGAACAACTGCATCAGGTTTCTCCTTTTTAGCATAGTCTAAGGCTGCTGTTACTGCTCCAATAGAGTGATAAGGCGCGTGTATATCAAATAAGCCTAATATCCTTTTAGCTTTGATTATATACGGCTCAAAGGTTGACTCATCTGACTCAGGAAGTTTGTAAGGATTGTAAGGTCTAGGACCTTGCTTGTGTGTTTTTACTGTTCCTTCTTTAGAACCATTTTGCCCTTGTATGGCTCTTATAACTGTACGGATTGCTTCTACTGATGGATACAGTTGCTTGTTTTCGGCATAAATAATCCGTGCCAATTTTAAATTAGGGAAGTCAGGATACCGATCACGGTATTCCCGAACAACAGAAATTTTGGTCATTAGTTAGCTTTTTTTATCTCAAAGCCAGCGACCTTAACCTTTAGTGAGTCCTTTACTACTTTACCATCAGTATAAACTTTCTGAATGGTGCAGGCTGATGAATTGAATGCTAAAATTAATAGTAAAACTCTCATCACAAAATTATTTTATAAATAACTTATATTCTGCTTGTCTACGATTTGTAAGGCCTTTTATTTCCTTACCTCCTGCTTTATTCCATCTGAGAAACTGTTTGGCAACTTCTTCTTTAGATGCCCCTGCATTCAATAACCTTAAAAGGGTTGACCTTTTAAAAGCCCCAAAGCCTATGTTATAGACTAATGATGTTATTGCTGTTAATTGGTTATCAGTTAAGGGAACAGTTATGACCTTTTGCAATTTGGCCTGTAACTGATCAACTTCTATTTTAAGCCATCTGTCTGCTGTCTCCTGTGTGATGACATCCCCTTGCTTAATGGGTTTGCCTGTGTCAAGGTTAAATATGTTACCAAAACCTATGGTCCAAATTCCGACTGAGTCTTGGTATGCTGTTAGTTTTAACCCTTCAAATTTTTGTATGGTGCTAAGTGCCATTTGACAAAACTAATTAAAGGTTTTCTAATGGTAAACCCTAATATGCCACAAATAAGTAAAATAAGCCAATTTAAGCGGTATTTAGCCTTATCCTTATAATCTGCCAATTCTGATATTAAAGCCCCTCTATTAGCCTCTAATTGACTCACACGGATACTTAAAGCCTCTACCTTAGCGCTATTCTCTACCTTGACTACCTTAGTAAGTGTTTTTGTCTTAATAATTTCTAAGGGTTTATACTCAATTTGGTAAAGTGTATCATTAACTCTTAGTGTGTCAAAAATATACTCACCACTAAGAAAAGTATCTATTTTGACAATAGTGTCTTTAATAAAGGTTGTATCTCTTACAGGAAACCTCTCAGAGCAAATAGCAGGAAGCCGCCCAGCTTGAGCCAAGCGAGCCTCTGCCTTAGTGAGCTGCTTACCAGGATTGCAGCTAAAAGTGGCTAAAACCACTAAAAAAATAAGGAGCCTCATTAATCCTTTTTAAGCACAACCCCTTGACTATTAGTCAAAAGATTTTTTAAAAGGTATGAGATTCCGGCTGTCAATCCTACAATTGCAGCAGTCTTTAACTCAACTAAGGTTGGTAAAACCCCTGAGTCTAAAGTAGAAACAACCCCTGTTAAGGCTGTAGATAAAAAAGCCACAATAAAACCTTTTACAAGGTCATCAACATTAAGATTTAAAAAGTTACTCATTTGTCTTGTTTTTTTGATAATTGAATACTTAGGTCTGTTAATTGAGCAGAGATGTGATCCAACTTTTTGAATAGAGTAGCATCCTTATCCTCTGCACTTGTTAGCCTTTCTTGGAGGCGAGCTATCTTAACCTCGCTATCATTCCAAATTTTAATCATAGCACCAGCAAGCACTAAAGCCTGACCAATGACAAACATCTCCCAATTCATTACTTTTTGTTTTGTTCTGTTACTTGTTGAGCAATCTTTGCTCTAATACCTTCAGTAGTCTTAGCTGGTAACTCACCTAAAGCAGCGAATACAATTTGTGTTTCTTCTGCTGTTAGGACAATAGTGTAAGTCTTAGGCTCCTGAGTGGTAAAGGACATAAGTCCGATTGCTGCAATTAATAGTAGCTTTTTCATATTTTAATTGTTTAGTTCCAGGGTAGTGGAGGTGTAACGATTGGAGGGTTCTTTTGGTCAGCTATTTGTGTTGCTAAATTAGTTTGCATAGCAGGAACATCCAAAAGATTTGTAAGCCATCCCTCTACTTGTGCCTGAGTTAAGTCAGCATAAGCTGTAAAATGCTCAGGATCAGGGTTAGGACAACTTACTGTACTATAAACCTCTGCAAAATAAGATTTGTCTCCATCGGTTTCATTTGCTTGATAACGGTAGTGTATTATAAACACTACATCTGTAAGGTCACCATCTTGTGCTTTGCACTCTAACTGGGATATTACCCAATTGTAATTAATTGCCATTTTTATTTGATTTTGATTTTTAATATTATCCTTCAGGTTTAGGTTTAGGTGCTGATTCAGGAGCAGGCTCAGGGAGATAAGCTGTTAGTAGGTAATAAACAACCCCATCAATTTCTACTTTTACTGCTGTAGTATTAGCACCACCTACAGAAACTCCTGCTTCTCCTAATTTCCACGGCTTTGCTGTTCCACCAGTAGGTGCTGCAGTTGTTATCGAGCCACTTGTTAAAGTATTCCCATTCACTTGCAGTTTGTAATCCCCTGCATCACTTGTGGTATTTATTAGTAATTCTCCCCCACTTGTTATTCTCATTCTTTCGGTAGTAGCATTTCTAAATATAGTTACACCACTTGAACCTGCAGTAATATAATTATCATAATTTGCTCCTAAACCAAAATGTGTGTCATTCCCTCCAGCATCTCTAACCGATAATCTTGCACCAGATGTTAAGCCTATTAATACATCCCCCCCACTTGTTATTCTCATTCTCTCGGCATAGGTAGTATTGTTATTAGTAAAGAATGCTAAATATCCTGCTTCATTTCCTGAAGTACCATTCTCTTTGTTACCTTTAATTTGAGCAAATAAGGCTTCTGTGCTTGTTGTTGATTTATATCCACCAAAAGATATCATTCCACCTCTGTCCGCAGCTTGTGACCTTGTATCAAATAATGTTAAATTACCCCAATCATTAGAAGGTGTGCCATTGATTTGTAATTGTGTATTTGGCGAACTAACTCCGATTCCAACATTTCCGCCACTTGTTATTCTCATTCGCTCCGCACTATTGGTTACATCATAAAATCTTAATCCACTTGAAATAGCATTACCTGTTTGAATTAACCAATTTCCAT